AAAAAATAGAAATTATGAAAACAAAAAACATCTTCGGCAAAGTAACAGGATTGGTAATCGCTCTTACTTTCTTCTTCGGTTCTGCTTTTGCAGGAAATGATCCAGGCAACAATAAGCAATCAACCGATAAAATGAAACAGATTCGGGACTCTGTAGAGATTGCTTTAGAGAAACACTACGGAACTAATTTCACATTAGATTCTTCTCTAAAGGAAGGAGCAATCAATTACGCAAAAGATCAGGAATTCGTTAAGGGTCAGGGCCACATCAACAGCCGTCTTTATGCTGATTTCGATTTGGTTAATTCTTTGGAAGCTAGCTTTTTCTCAGGAAGTGCTATTAAAACAATTCAAAGACCAGAATTTCAAAACTACCTTGAATTATACGGAACTCCTAAAAATTTCTGGGTAGAACAGGTTAAGATCGGCGAAACATACTACGTTGTAATCACGATCGAATAAAAAACACAAACAAAAAAAAAGGGAATCTTAGGATTCCCTTTTTTTGTGTGCGATTGTTTTATTAATTAGCTTCAGTGTCTATTGTAATAGCAAACTCGAATATCGTCTGACGGAGAGTGTACTCTTCTGCATAAACTTTATCGTCCTGACTTACGAATTTTATGACATCTTTTACGTCTCCCGGGATTACTGATGTACCTTTTATATCCAATGAGATTTTTCTCCAAGCTTCTAGCTTTTCTGTGTTATCCGCTGGCTGAATATTTGCAGTTTCCGAAGCGGTAACCGTTGCACCCTTAGATAGAGTTTCAATGAAAGCTGCTGCCGCTGCTGCTCTATCCTTACATAGTTTAGTGTTACCCTCAACTGTACCTTCCTTAGAAGCGAACCCGTTTACTGTTACTTCTTTAATTGAAGTAAAGTTTTGCTGGATAGCAGCATAAATTGCTTTTTTACCGGTTTCTGTTAATTCATATTTTCCCTGAGCAAAATATGCACCGTTGTAGTCCGTGATCTCGATTTTCTTCTCACTGTCTGGAGTTTTAGTTGGAATGGTTACTGGTACAACGTCAGTAACACTATAAGAGTCCTTTCCATCTTGAACACCTTCTACTGAATAGAGTACAAGATTTACGTATCCAACACTTTTATCAGTACTAAGCCCATTATCACCAGTGTTGCTTTCAACAACATCAGTACTATATGAAAAATCATCCTGAGCAGGTGTTACTGGATTATCGAATGTATTTAGCTTCCATTCAAATTTGGTAGATCCTGAGGTGTTAGTTATAAATATCTGTTTATCGTAAGCCCCATCAACAAGTCTACCATTTTTATCTATATTAAGTTCGAAAGGTTTACCAGCTTTTTTCTGTTTAGCATATGACTTAGCTTTTCTTGCCTCGGCATTAGCTAAATTGATTGCTGTTAGAAGATCGGTCAAAAGTATCTTGTTTCCATTCTTCTTAGCAGCTTCAACCGATGTTGCTGGTATAGCATCACATTTTACAAATCCCGCAGTTACACCGGTAACTTTCATTTTGTTACTAGATACAGCAGAATAATCTAATTTAAGTTCTAAATTCTTAGTTTCAATTGAATCCGAAATTATAGAACCTAAAGCATCACCTAAAGCAGTAACCACAGCCTCAGGGCTTAATGAGTTTTGTTTAGCCATTAGTTCAATAGCAGCTAATGCTTCCTCTGTAAATCTTTTCTGGGTTGAATTAGAAAGCTCTACTCCCTTAGATTTGGTAAATGCGTTTAGAGATTCCATAGCCTCAGAAAAGCTATATCCCTCGTTAATCATTCTTGCAGACTCGATTAAGAAATCTGCGAAATTTAATACTGGTCTTGCCATGATAATTGTTTTTTTTCGTTTTTAAATTGTCATTTATATATCACAGCAAATTAGTAAAATTTCAGAATTCTAAGAAATCTTTATGTCCTTAGATCTCTTTACTGTTTTCTCTGGTATAGAGATAAAAAGAATTCCATCCCGCATCTCAGCAGAGGTTTCTTCAAGATTAAAAGAATCTGAAATTATATAGCTACTCTTCCCCTCTAAAGTCCAGTTACTAGATTTTTTAATATCAAGAATTAATTTATTATGGTCAGAAGAAACTGAGACATCCTCCTTAGATAAGCCAGGAAGAGCAAATTCGAGATGTAAATTACCATCCTTAACCTCGCTTCTATAAGAGTTCTTAGAGACACCTGTTTTTAGTGTCATTATCCCATCAAGCACGGAATCCTTTAGGCTTGATGATAGGATTGTTGGAAACATTGTTCTAAATTCTTTTGTGTTCATATTGGTTAATTTTTTTAAGAATAGTTTACAAAAAGAGATCCAAAATTTAAAGATAGACTTTTTGTCCATAAAAATCCGTTTTTCCAAGTATAAGGATGACAAAAGTTCGGATAATACCTATTTTTTTATTCCGTATAATGATATTAAATTTATATAATAATACTAATACCAATGAAAACACTATTCACATTATCCCTTATACTATTTAGTTTATCTAGTATAGCCCAAACCTTTAGAGGAATGAGAAAAGCAGAGTATAACTTACTTAGCAGATACCAAATAGACTATGCCTCACCATGGGCTAGGTATTTATTTTCTGATAAGACAAGATTGAAAAATCTGGATCAATCAGAAAAAAAATCTATAGCTTTAGCGGTCGATAAATTTTCAAAATGGAATAAATGGGGATTTAATTTATGTCCAATTAATTCTGTTCCGATAATGTCATCCGATGATTTTTATTACCAGGGGGAGTTTATACAAACTTGCTCTATAACAGGGTACGCTAGAATACCTATAAATAAGGATAGGATAGAGTACATCGAAATAGTGGAGTTTATTGTAGATAGGGCAAAGAGCACTGACTACGAATTTCTGATACTGATAAAATATGAGATGCAACCAGTAGAGCATTATTGGGACAGTACTTTTTATGACGACTGCGGACAATGCGATGTTGCAAACTAAATAAAATAAAAAAGGAGAAGCTTAGGCTTCTCCTTTTCTGATTTGTGTATTTTTCTTATGCGGGCTTTTTACATTTTTCGATAATGTACCATAGATACGACTGCATACCTTTTGTTGGTTTAGTTACCTTATCCCATAGATCTTTATTAGAATTATACTTTGCTTGGAAGTAGTTCCAATAAGAGAGGTTCTTACAGTATTGACCAAATGTTGCTGTAGCGTACGAATCCCACACCTTATCAAGATTAGTCCAGCCAACTTTAGTATCGTCTGTAGGATTAGGTAACATTGCTAATGAAGCTTTCTGTATTTTCTCAGACTGGTTTGGTGAAATTTTTCCTTTCGCATCAACAAAAACAGAAGAAACAAAACGAGGTACTGGACATCCATATTTACTAGATCCTATACAGTAAATATCCAGTGGAAGCTGCTTATTGTAAGCATCCTCTTTGTAAGATTTTGGATCTAACTTGATATAAAGGTCGTTACCTGCATACTCAATAAATTTCCCATAGACATTTTTAAAATCACCCTTTCCCTCAGCTGCGATCTTTTTACCCATAGCTATTACATCAGGATGCGATTTGAAATCAACTCCCTGAGCGGTTAGTGCTTCATTAACTGAATTGTATGAAGAATCGATTGGGGCCAGATTATTTTCATTCATTTGTGACCATCCTTTGAAATCTAAAATATTACTCATAAGTATTTGTTTTTTTACGTGTTTATATATCGATTACTTCTTTCTGCTTTTAATGAAATCCATGTACGAGATAAGGTTCTTACCTTTTTTTCCTTTCTTTTTAGCTGCTGGCGTTCCTGCAGTTAAAGAAGGAAACTTATCACCACTCCCAGTTTTGCTAGCATCGTAGAATCCAGCATTAGTACCATCATTTGAAGGAGGTGTTGGATTACCCATACCAGGTACATTACCTAGAGTTGCTAAACCCGGAGCTGGAGCTGCGGTTGGAGCGGGTGCAGCACCCATATCCTCCATTATTTTTTCCTCGTTACATCCACGATTTTTAAGATACTCCTTAAGCTGCCATTTTTCAACGCAGTAGTTTTTCTCATCTAGCCATTTTCCCATGCACTCGGTCATGCACGATTCGTTGCACTCATTCAGAGCTTCACCTATTTCTAAGTTCTCGTCTTCCATGCAAACTAAGCATCTTCCTTTTGTCGAATCTCCTGTTGGATAAAACATATAGTTAATCTAATATTTGTTTGATATTATGGGAAAATATCCTAATGGTATTACCATCTTCATTTTTGGTTATGTAACCTATAATATCGTTGTATATATCATAGATTGCGCTTTGAACCAATAGCTTCCTATCTAGATTGTCCAAAACCCATTTATTGTCTATTTGGCTGATCTCCTTACCTTTCCTAGGTGAATTTGTTGGATCAATAGCGCTGAATCCTCCACATCCGCAGTCGTCCATATTCTAATTTTTATCTGTAATCTCCTTTTGCTTCCTTCCTCTTAAGATACTGCCAGAGATAATTTAATCCCTTTTTATAATCTGCTATGTTCTTAAAAGGTTCTAGAAACTTCTTAATGTCATTTCCACTCCCCTCCGGAGTCTCTTCAGATCTTATAGGATTGTATCTTCTAACTGTTCCGGTCGGGTGTATGGTATAAAAAACATCATCGTGACCTTTTTCCCTTTGCTTTTGTTTCTTTCGAATAAACTTCATGGTGTTGTTTAGCTCCTGCTGGTGTGATGTCTCTTCCTCGAATCCCATCTCGATTAGTCTCTTGTACTCTATGGATTTTCTTATTCTATCTAAATTGATAGATCTACGAGAATCGGATTTATACTCGTCAGCTGGATCATATTCTTCAAAATCTACAACGTGTTTCACAATCTATATATCTTTAAAATCCTACCTGATTAACAGTTAATATAACCGAAGGGGTTGCTGGGAATGCTGTGGGGTCGGGCTGTGCTGAGTTTGCAGCCGCTGCAATTATCTGGATGTTAGCACTTGCAGTTCTCCACATTAATTCAAAATAATCGGAATCATATGTCGTTTCTACAAAGAAATTCCATGCTGCAACTACTTTTGACGCGCTGGCAGTACCGGTCATCGTTATAGCAGTGTTTGACCAAGGAACGTCTGTTCCATTCTTTCTTAACCAGATATCAACCTGTACTGTACCGGATCCACTGACTCTATCTAACTGAGCTGAAAAAGCAACATTGTACCTTCCGGGGTGCTCTGGTGATATTCTGCTCAAAGCACCAGATTCATTTTCTTTGATTTTTACACCATAAGAAAAATCTGTGGTTCTAAACAGCATAGGGGTTGCAGTATTAGCAGTGGTAGACTGCGAGATTGTATCATAAAATGATCCATAGACTCCAGTACCAGGAACCCATTGATAGCCATTCCAAACGTATAGATTTGTTTGGTTAGGTAAAAATGCCTGACCTATCTGGGGTTTTTGTGGAAATTGGGCCATTATTTTTTCTCGTTAATCCAGTCTCTGTAATCTTTAAGATTCTGTAGGTTACCCTTTCCTTTTTTCTTTTGTTTTGCATCTGGGTTAAGGAAAGGAACTATAGTTCCCGGACCATGCGGATTAAACTTAGGCATTGATTCAGATGGAATAGGTTCAAGGGAAACTGAAAGTTCACCCTCATCTACATGATGTGGGAGTCCTTTATGCCTAGTCTCAGCGTATTTTCTTAACTCCTCCTTAGTCATGCTTTTGGCAAGATCCATGATGGATTTTTTATATTTTGGATTTAGATCATCAGGCTCCATAGCTCCCATTTTTATCGCATAGGCCTGAGCCATTAATCTCTGTTGTGCTGTACTTCTAGCTGGCATTTTTAAAGGATTATTTTTCGATTAGGTCTGTTACCGGAATTGGTGTACCCACTGGATAAGGGACTCCTTCTTTAGCTTGTGTTATGGACCTCATTCCAGATTTTACTGGGATAGCAACCCTTAGTGGAACTGCTGCTTCATTAAGTGGACCGTAACATTTTGCTAAGGTGATACCATTTTCTACTTTCCATATTTTACAAGGCATACAGAACATATTGCTCATGCTTGTAGCTGCAGAATCAGTATTCACGGTAAACGCTCTGTTTACTGGTGTCATCCACTCCCAAGTATTGCTTTCTGGGTTAAATTGTGGGACTGTATCCGTAGCAGGATCAAAGTACCAAAACAAAGACCATACTGTGCTGTCAGTTCCGTCAGGAGATTGTGGACTGTTACCAGTAATAGCTAAATTGTTAATTGAAGGACCATTCATTACCGGACAAATAGCACATCCCTCTTTAAATTCTCTACCTTCTACGATAATTGTTTTTCCGGTAGGTACTGCTCCAGAAGCACCACAGAAAGCATAAGCTCCCTGGTGTATCTGTAACACCTGCTCTTTTTGTGATACACATCCGAACAAAAGAATTGCCGCAAAAACGGCCATTAATAGATTTTTCATGTTAATTTCTTAGTTTATTTTATGACCTATATATCAAAAGAAAAAGGGCTTATAGATATAAGCCCTTTTGTTTTTCTTCCCATTCTTTTTGGGTAATTGGTTTTGAAGCTAAATCCCAATTTTTATCAGGATTTATTATCTTCTTCTTCCCTTTGTACCAGTCTGAAAATGTCCAGATAAATCGATTGTATCCTTTCCCTACAGTTTTAAATCCTGTATCTCCGGGCTGGATTGCTATAGGCGATTGTGGTGGAGCATAGAAACTAGTTTCAGCGGAATTAGAGGAGTTGTTCTTCATATTTGTCTTTATCGTATATAACGGCTTCGATTTTGGTTTTTGTAACCTGGAAGGATTCGTAGCCTCCGATGGTGCCGTCCATATACTCAGCAACTTTCTTTTCGACCTCGATGACAGAGTCACCGGCTACTAAGAATTCAGCTTTTTTATAAACTGGATCTCCATTCTTTTTTACCTCTCCAGATTCGAATTTTGTTTTAACTACCCAATAGCTCATTTTCTAAATTTTAAGGGATTAAGCTTTGTTTTTTGCCTCTTGGATTTCTACACGTAGTTCCTGAGCTAAGTTTTTAAGCTCTTGCATAGCTTTTCTTACTCTTGTTCCTGCAGTTGCATTTCCTTTAGCTGCAAATTTCTCAACGTCTCCTTGAGTTTGCTCGATAAGAGCCTTGATCTGTTCGAATTTTTCCATTTTTGTTTTTTTTTAAGTTTAATATTATATCGATTAAATTGAAAAAGTTTCCTATCTACTAATAATTATGGTCATTTTTGTTGATCCTTCCTGTACAGACCAATTAGGTCCAAGTTCAGAAACGGAGATAGATTTCATATATTCTAGATAAGATCCTTTGCCGTCATAAACTAGATTATCTTGAATCTCATCATAGATTCTAATCACCTTGGGGTTTAGTTGAAGATAATCATTCACACATTTATAAACGTACTTCATTAACCTAGATAACTCATCTGATCCCATTTTAAACTTAGCGGAGTTGATTATTGGAATAGCTTCTTTGTCTACGGCAATATCCTCCAATATCTCTGGAGATATCTCATTCAGGGTCAATACGCAGTAAGAATTTTTTGGTCCTTCAATTACCTCTCTATCGGAGTATTTTCCTACTATTAAATGATAAGCTTTCGTCTCACCGTTCTCTGCATCTAAATTGAAGAAATAGTTGTATACATCACCTACTTTCTTTAACAAAAAGGAAGAAGTACCGAATCCGTCGCTTTCATTCACGTTGAAGCTGAAGTCATTAAATCTTGTTATAAATCTGCTCATTTCTATGTATTTATTTTACTTTGTCTCTTTTTCCGAAACCCCTCTACCTTTCTTAGCAGAAACTAGCTGCTGGTAGAAAGAAGAGATCGACTGGGGAACTGATTTTTTAAAAGCTAAAAAATCTTCCTGGTCTAAATAATTTCTAATGTCCTCTCCAGTATGGCTTCTAGGAGTTTCGATTAATTCTAAAGATTCTGGGAAATCCCCTCCTATTTTCTTTAGAAAATCGAATTGCTTTTTATAGTCCTCAGATCTATCCTCGCCACTTCCTATTGCAACCGGTAGGTATCCTAGCTCTTTAGCTCTGCTACATATTGGACCAAGAAGTCCTCTATCTACTATGAAATATCCTTGGATTTTCTGAGGAGCATCTTTAGCTAGTCCCTCCATATACTTATTAACTAATTCTGAATCAAATGGGGAATTACCTGATTTATTATGACCTGTATGGACCACTGCAACAATCGAAGGTAATCCGTTCTTATCCATCAGAGTATCTACCATCTTCATGTGACCATTGTGGAATGGCTGGAATCTACCCACAATCAAATTTACTTTCTGTAGGTCTGCTGGTTTTTTAATCTCCTTTGATTTAACAGAGTCATCATCAATTTGTTTAGAATCAACTTTAGGTTTTTCTTGTGAATCTATAGTTTCTAATGCGGTGATGAAATCATTATAAGAGTAGAAGTGATCATCGAAATTCTCGTCTGCCTCTTCGCCTTCTAAAGTCAAATGATCAACGGTAGTTTTAGGGATGTTATTTTTCTTAAAGTCCAAGAAGGAAGGTATCTCTGATTCAGAAACCTTTGCTGTCTTTGGCTTTCTGACAGTGTTATCTATATCAGAAACTAGCATGTTGAATTGATCAATTATACCCGGGGTTATTATACCACCAGCTCTCTTCTTAATCTTCCTGAATGAATTTAGAATTAGCTTGAAAAGTGATTCATAAGAATCATCTTCCTCTATCCATTTTAAAACCCTAGGATCTTTAATCAAATCCTTATTTAATCTGAATTCTTCCTTCCTAAGGTATTCAGGTTCTTGAAAGTCAGATCCCTTATACTTATACCCAAATTCCTCTAGAAATTTGGAAAATACATCGGAAATAAAGGAAATGTATCTTTCGTCCTCGCCGTCTCCTTCTACACTAAAAGTCTCTACCCCTTTATCCAATATGAAGTTCATAACATCTAGGATAGTTATTCCCAGAAAATCGCTTGGCTTCTGATCTGATCTTTTAGATGCTTTAGATTTAGCCATTTCGGTAAAAACTGGATCTACCATCTTGGAGGTAATGATTTCACCCTCCTTATCCGAATCTGCGCTGAATCTAAATACTATTCCCTCTATTGGTTTATCTAAATCATCATTAAGAGCACTGGATTTAATCTCCGGATTTAATACCCCGAGAATGAATCTAACAAAGCTCTTAGTTTTATATTCATTGACTAAATCTTCAAAAGGGGTTCTAAGAAAATCTAGAATTTGATCCTTTTGTTCCTTGGATAGAATACCTTGGAATATAATCGGCGGTTTCTCTATTCCGAGTAAATCTGCCCATGAATCCAGTTTATCCTTGTCAGATATTTGATCTGCTTCAGAATCTCCCTTGGTTCTTATGTAGGAAAGTATAAGATTATTCTTAGGAACTCTATCGTATGCGATTTCCACTGGATTGCTATTTGCGAAATACTCCAAACCAAATCTCCATCCTCTAGGTATTTGTTTAACCACATGAGGAGGTAAAGATTCTATGTAGATTATAGGGGTTTCATAATATTTCATTAATGTCCGATCAACCATAGTTATCGGATTTCGTTGGTCCCTTTTATAAAAAAGAAACTTGCCAGTTTCTTGGTCCCTTTCAAATACGAACGCTGACCCGTCCATTTTTTCATTAACGGTCACATAAGAGCTAAAGAGTTTCTCCACGAAATCCTTTCCCTTCTTATTATAAATGTCGTATAGATGACTTATTCCTGACATGATGATCTTTCTTTAGTAGTTTATATTTATATCTTTTAAATCTGATTTATTTCGGATGGTATTTCTAAACCTGTTCTTTTAAGATATTCTATGTATTTTTCTTTAATCTCTTCCAGATTATCAGAGAGCTCAAAATTGGGATCTTTGATAATATTTAAAACTTGCTCAAAGGTCTTTACCTCCTCTGGGGTATACCCGGGACCGAGTGTAAAATCTATGAATTCCTGAGGATCTCTGGTGATAAATCTTTCGCTACCCTCTACTTTTTTTGGATTTTTAAGTCTATCCTTTAGCTTACCTGCATATGACTTTGTGTGCCAGAATAGACCATCACTAAGCATCAAAACCGGTGAGTCATAATCTAAAACCTGTCCCGAGGCATCGGATTTTAAAGTCATTCTTCTGGCTGCCAGTATAGCAGCTAAAAGCCAATTCCGGTGAGCTGATTTGTATTTGCTCTCCGATATTTTATAGTTTGGTGAGTAATAAATGAACCTTGCCCACTCCATGCTAGAAACTGGTATTAGATCCAATTGGACTATACCTTTATTAAAATCTCCCTGTATTGGCCATCCTACACTCACTATATTTAAGCCCTTCATGTAATTAATCTCAGGATCAAATCCCAGCTTATCTGGGAGTTGCTCTGAAATTAATTTGTATACTTCTGCTGAGGATTCCTTTGGAGTAATACCATGTTTTCTAGAAAACCAGCTACTATCATATCCAATATCAAGATCTCCAGAAGTATCCTCTGGATTTTTCTTTTTCCCTATGCTTCCAATAACCAAGTACTCTTCTCCATCCTTTCTGGGGTCTATCCCTAGAATTGGAAACAGTATAGATTCTATGCTATCCATCGTTTTAGGAAATTCGTCTTCCCTAATACTCCTTGAAGTTTTTATGGCCGCTCCGCCTTCAAAAATTCTGGAGAATCTAGCAAAATCCATTAAATTATCTGGCATGCCTTCTTGATGTTCTTTTGTAATATCTTTCCATTACTCCATTGACGTAATCGGTGTAGATTTCTTCGTCTCTATTCTTAGGTTTTAGAGGATCATACTCGGGGCCAAAGAATTTTTTCCCCTTAAGAACCCCAGATTTATAGAATTTTTCAGCATCTGCCTCTGTAGTTTCATCCTTTATGTTTTCTTGCTCCCACTTGTTAATTATTTCCTCTTTCTTATTACCTAAATCCTCTTTGGAATATTTAGATACAGAGTCTTTATTGTCACCCTTGGAGAAAAAGTCAGCCACCGCAGCACCCGCACTAGCTATAAGACGGAATGCTCCAGGTATTAATGCAACTGCTTTATTCGCAGAAACAAACTTATCTGTCTGTGGGTCGGAGTACCTTGAATAATAAGAAGCATCTGTTACGTCCTTTTTTATTCGGTCGTCTACTGCTCTTAACCATTTACTAAATTTGGTCTTACCCTTGTATTCGGAAACATCCTCATTCAAATCTTCCGATAGAAAGGAGTCAAATTTTTTAATTCTCATCACAAAAAACTTTTTATGTATATATCCCCAAGCAAATTAGAGTTTTACATTGTAAATTTTATATTCGAAGAATTCTTTCTTGTAAATCTCTATTCTTTCCTTGCTATGCTTTAGAAGATAGTTTTGGTATTTTCCGGTGGAAAAGTCATCAACAAAGTCTATTACATTAACCTTGTCCTTTCCCTCCATCTTTCTCATACCTCTACCTAAGCTTTGCTTGATCAGGATCTCGCTTTTATAGGATTCAACTAGAAAAATGTTGTGTATGTTATTAATCGATATACCGGTAGAAAAAGTACCGTATGTCGCTACAAGTACCTTATTTTCACCAGCAGACATCCTGGATTTATATTCCTCTCTAAGATTCTCGCTGGTGTCACCATCAACATAAAAGACCTCTTTGTCGCTGTTATTTTCCCTGAGGAGATTCCAGATTTGCTTACCGTACTCATCTTTAACAGATTGAAAAAGAACCAAAGAATTCTTGGATCCTTTACTAATGAAATCCACTACATAGTTCAGTCTCTTTTTACTCTCCACCACTAACTTCCTCTCTATATTATAGATCTCGTTTCCTTCTATGTTATTCGAGTTTATTTTGAGATCTGCAAGTTTATCCTTGTACTCTGGTTCTAACCAGTCCATAATTATGACTCTAATTGAAACAGGTGTAGCATAATTATTATCAAAAAGAAAACTAGGCGGGATCTCAACTACTAATGGACCAAGGAATTGCTGAACGGTTAAATAATCGGCTGTTCCCTTTTTCGTTAGAGTTCCAGTTAGACCAAATCTCCATTTAGAACTCATACAATGGGAAACTATCTTCTTAATTGAAGCACTGTTGGTATGGTGAGCTTCGTCGACAAATACGGCATCTATTCCCTCATAGAATTCCGCATCTTGTTTAACCAATGATTGAAAAGTTCCTATAATTAAATCGCAGCCTTCCCGGATTTTACTTCCCCCACCTATTTGTTGGATCTTCACATCTAGTCTTTCCAGTCCATAATCAATAAAGTCATCATTTCCCTGGAAGACCAAGTTTGTATTAGGTACAATCATTAAGAATTTTCTAATCATACCTTTAGACTTAAGATAAGCAAAAATCATAAAGGAGATTAGTGTTTTTCCTGAAGAGGTAGCAACTTCAGAAACAGAATATCTATATCTTATAATTTTCCATGCTGTTTCTATCTGGTAATCTCTAGGTTTTTTAGTTGGATCTCCCCCAATACCATCCTTAAAAAATTCATTAACCCAATTCGTAAAATCCTCGAGTGAAATACTTCCCGCGATAATATTTTCCAATCCATTGATTACAATCTCTATATGATATTTTTCTCCTATCTCTAGAACCTCTCTCCATAGACCGATGGGTACTTTCCACATACCACCTTTCTTTTCTATGAAACAGATACTCCCATCCCATATTTTCTTTTTAACTAGAGGATGGAAATAGAAATTGTGAATCTTTTGGGTGAGAGAAATATCTATCTGTTTTTTCTCTACCTCATCAAGAGCTTCCACTAATATCATCCATTGCTGATCCTCTGAAACTTGAAATTTTAGCATACCTTTATATTATTTCACTGTGGATCCTCTTAGATATTCTTCTAATGCTATTCGAGATTTTATTCCATAGAGCATGTGATCTACAGTTTGTACTGTCTGGTCTATAAATTTTCTATGTCCCTCAACCAACTCTATTTTCTCTGTTATCTCGCTAATGTCACCCTCTATCAAAACAGTTTTTTCGTTAGCTCCATATCGAACATCGCTCCTCTCGGAATAATCCTTCAGTTTTCTAGATTTTTCTGTTCTGTATTTTGAGTTCAATTTGGATACTATGGAAGCTAGCTTGTAGCTATATTCTAAAAGAACTTGTCTCTGACTAAAAAGATCCACTTGTGCTTTAGCCAGAGTTTTAATATCTTTCATTTCTAGTGACAAGATCTGTATTCTTTCCTTCCATTCGTTTCTCTCCTGCTCGAATATCTTATTAAAATCTGCTTTATCTGTATTTGACATTAGAATAATTTTTTCTTGTTATTTTTCTTCCTTGATGAAATATCTACGATCTTAACTGAACCCTCTGATTTTTTTCTAATTTTCTCCTTAGGAGGATCTATAGAAGGATCTACGAATTCCGTGTTGACATTTAGAATATCAGATCCTATCATTTTTATAGGATACTTCAACTTAGGCTTGAGATCTCCGTCTAAACTGGATTCCCACTCCTCTAACTTGATATTTATTTCATCTTCACTCATTAATAAAATATCTTAAATCTAGTATGTCCTCAGTGAAATATCCATCCAATCTTTTTATCTTCTTTCCAGTAGATCTGAGATGTATCACAAGATCATTTAAATCCCATTTTCTATTTTTATTTATATTGTTTTCTTCGAGGAATTTTCCCCAATTGAAAACTGTTAATCCTTTGCTTAAGAGATCCATACTTTTTTCAATACCAGCCTTGTCCCAATCATACCAATATCTAATTCCCTCCACCTCGAACGGAAATTTATTTTCAATAGAGCAAAGCCCTACAGAATTGTTCCAAAACCAGGAATCCATCGGACCTTCAAAAACTGTAATCGGTAAGCTAAAGTCAAGAGTTCCTATATTGAAAACGTGAGAGATCGGATCGACTTCTCTTGCCCTATTTAATGCTTCTTCGTCGGTTACTCTGAGTAGTTTTTCGTAGATGCCACTGAGCTTGTAAGTTAAGTACTTTGAACTTCCCTTAACTGAATTCATATTTCTTACCTGAAGACCTAATATCTTATCGTCAGGTGTAAGATTAAAAAGAAATAACTTCTCTTTCTTCGGATCCCAGGCAAATCTGTTATCCATCTTTTGATGTCTTCTCTGAATGTATCTTTGGATCGGTGATCCGAATACATTCTGAAGACCCAGCTTTTCCATAAAATCAGATCTGCTTATAGTGATCTGATTTATATCATTTTGGAAAAATAATGAAATGTCTATCTTACCATAAACGCTTCTTCTTTTGCCTCTATTATCATCCAATATGGATTTAATCTCACTCTTTTCTTGTCCTGATAATCTTCCATAAACTGAAAAGTCTTTGAAGAAACTGATGGAGTCCTTAAATATTCCACATCCGCCATTATAGCATTTGAATGCAAGGGTATCTAAGTAAAAGTTTCCTCTTTTTTTCCTCGAATCATTCGAATCTCCACAGTAAGGACACGATATGTTTAAGCGGTTCCCCGCTCTATAAACTATCTGCTTTCCTGGATTACCAGGAAACTGTCTAATTAGTATCTCTCTAACTAGAGTTTCTACCTTCGAAATTTCCATAGGATAAAAAATGGGGACTGTCCTGAGACAAGTCCCCATGTTATGATTTATTATAGGTCTGCGTAAAGATCATCAAGAGATGTAGATGAAGAAGATGGCTTCTCCGAAGGTACTTCTCTTTGTGTTTGTCCACCAACTTTAGTGTTTGATACTTCCTCTAACATCTGTGAAGATGTACTAGGAGCAGACTGTTGAACCGGATTTGGTTTAGAAGGAGCAGAAGAAACTCCTCCAACGATTTCATTTACGATTCTTTGCTCTGGTACGGTGTTTCTAATTACCGCCATCACTTTATCCGTTACCTCATCATCCCAGTCTTTATAATCAAAAGATGATAAGTTTCTTGGACCGCTGTTAAGATATTCCAGAATTTTGTTCATATCCTCCTGGTTCTTCTTCATAGGATTTCCAGAAATTCTGATAGGAGTTCTTTCACCTACAAACGAGCATAGATCGTAGTTGTTCCACTCACCAACTTTTCTAACGCTGATTGCAAATTCTCTACCTTCAAAAAGATCGTATGGGTTACAAGGATCTCCGTATTCTGGCTGAAGCTGAGCTTCAATCATCTCGTTGATTTTCTTTCCGAATTTGAAGATCATGATCTTACCTTCAAGTTCTGGATTGTTTTTATCCTGGACGATTTGAACTAGCGAATAGAAATCTTCTTTTCTAGAAAATGCCTTAGCTAACTCCTGATCTGCAGCAGAGTGTGAATTTTTCAACTTCCAGAAAAGATCTTTCAGGATTGACTTTTTACCCACCGTGGATGGGCAATCAACTGCGAATCCATTTCCGCTTACTGGGTCGTTCAAATACACATAGTATTTGTGGATCTTAGATTTAGCTGGGTTCTCTGGGTTTGGTACAAATCTGATTAAAGATTTATAAACGCCATCTTTACCGTCTTCTGGGTAAGGCTTGTAAAATTCAAGATCTTTCGATCCTCCTGCTTGGTTGGTCTTTGTTACGAATGACTCTGCATCCAAGTTAAAAATGTCTAAATTACTCATTGTTTTTAAAATTAATTTTTAGTTCTATTTAAATTTTTCTTTTTGTTCCGATTTCATAGGCAATCGGATAGCCCACAAGAAAAGAGGCTGGACCTAAGGTCCATCCCTAAGATTTATAATGTTTTGTGATTTTTTATTTATGAGAACGATCCGGTTTCTATCAGATCGTAGTAGAAGCTGTTTCAGTTTCAAAATTTTCCTTAATTCCATAAATTCCCTCTAATTCCTTTTTTAAATACAAATTAATCCAAGTTGCATCAACAATATCATCGATTGGTTTATTGACCTGTTTGGCCTTAGTTATCCATTCTTCCTTGTTGTCTGCTAACATTTTAGTAAATACTCCTAAATTTGTTTCGTCTTCCTTAAAATTACATAGAGCTTCATAAAGCTCATCCTTTTTCGCATTTCCCTTTAATGCAAATTTCTTTATACTAGTTGGTGAGAACACATAAAATGAATTCACTCCTATTTCTTTAATTATCCTTTCCCTTAATAGGGCTGTAGCCATTGATATGTCAATAAGTGCATTACCGTTCGAAGAGAAGCTTAGACCCTCCATAGCGACACTAAAATCTGAATTACCCATTACACCCTTAATAGAGTCCCAAAGGCTGTCTACAACGCTTAAAAAGTACACTATTTTCATTCTTTCCCTCTCACTGTAATCCGAAGGAAGATCCTCCTTATCAATAAAGTCCAATATAAAATTTGGGTCGCAGTCTAGAGAATAGTAGGGTTTCTTTGTATTTTTTAAAAGAGATTCTCTATTTCTATCGGATCTCGTTACAGAACCCCACGTATAAACACCGTCTTTTAAACAACAAAAAGCCGGAGAGTTGATTGAAAAATCTATACCTACTAGGTTCATTAAGATTATAGGCTAGGTGGAACTACTTTTTGACCCGTGCTACCTGTGTAACCATAAACCTTAGAAAGCTTATCGTAGCACTTTTTCATTTGATCCTCAGTCAAACAGTTAACTATATCATTTAAAACTCTCTGATCGTTTCCTGATGCTGCTACCAAAAGATTCTTCATACGATCCTTTTCTGTGAAAAGAGGTTGACCGTATTTCATCTCATTTAGTTCCTGTGCTTCTGAATATTTTCTCATTTGTTTCCTTATTTGATGTATATATCTTACTTAGCTTCCAATTTTATATCTAAGTAATTAAACTTAAATCCCATACTAAAATTAGCATCCTGCGGTGCATTGGCAGTATAGGAAAACTGTAATTCAGAGAAAGACGAAAGTATTGCCTTCTGGAAAGTAGCAGAAACGACTATATTTCCCTCACTGTCCATAATTCTAAGAGGAAGATCCTGTATAAAAACCTGCTCCTGAGCAAAATTTATATACCAAAGTATAGTGTCCAATAGAATAAAGTAATTAATGAAGCCGTCAACCAATCTGAATTGTATAGCTAGATCCTTACTAAATAGATCCTGTATTGGAGTAGATCCTCTGTAGGTAACCTTTTTACCCAAAGGTCTAACCTGCTCTACTGAATCTATCTGTAATCCAGGAAAGGAAATAGTCTGTATTGTACTATTAACATATTGCTGAAGAGAATCAAACGGTATAGGTTGCTTCTTCAAGTAGGGCATATATTTTTCAACAATTATCTCTGGAAAAAATCCCTTAGGGAACTGAAAGAAAAAACTATTCTGTTTCGGATTAAGAAGCATTTTATGGTCTATTATTTAATTCTGATATTGTACCCGGGGCTAGTATTCCATTACCAGCTTGTATCACATCAGCTACTTTTAAATTAGGATATTTGATATATCCAGCTTTTCCTGGAGTTAAGAAGTAGTCTACTATACTATTATCAGTCCACCCAATTGCTTTATATCCCGCCATCTCTGCACTAAGGGAAGCTATCAGAGTTGCTCCGGTTAAAGTTTGATTTGTTTGAGTTCCTGTAGGTGTTCCCACGGTAGCAGTTCCAGAGGTACCAGAAGCTGGCTTTATGCTTTTAACCGATGGAGTAGCAGGAGATTCTAAAGTACCAACAAAACCGCTTCCACTAGTTCCGGATGTAGTTACTGCAACAGCAGCTGCTCCAGTTGCACCGGTAGCGAAATCTTCTTCTCCTTCTTTCTTCCAATATCCCCAATACATTACAGAGTTTGTATTATTGACAGATCCTAGAACACTGTTAGCTGCCGGATCAACAACAGCATTTGATCCCTTTATAGCATTCAATTGAGATCTTCTTGATTGAACAACAGACTGAATAGTATTTTCTAAAGCATTTTTAGAAACAGCCTTAACCTTAAGTTTATTTTTATCAGCAACAGAGGCTGTCGCCTGATTCACGCTAGTTCCGTTAGTGATAAAAAATCTTCTATCAGTAATCTGGAGTATTTGCGTGGAAGTAGACTCGTCAATCTTAAAAGCAAGCTCACCCTTAACCGGATCAGCAAGATTTTTATCATCCAAAGCAGGAACCTGTATTTTGTTACCATTTGGATTAACAAAAGATATGTTAAACTTTCCAGAATTGCTTAGATCGATAGGTAAAGGATCACCGGATGGTCCGCTTTTGACAAATGCAAATTTGTAGAAATTATCGAATGGGGATATAGAAACTGTGAGCTTACCCGTTCCATAAGCTGTAGTCTCTCCCGCTCCTTTTTCGTTACTTAGCTTTGCATTTACGAATTTTAAATTGCTAAAAGTTGCGGTAACAAAATTCTGATCGATGAAAACATTTACATATTTAACTATTTCCTTCGGTCTAGTTACTCCCTGTCCTCCTGAAACGTTAATACTTGGTTGTGAATAAACCCTATTGTATATTTTTTGTACCTGAGGAAAGTTGCTCAGCTGAAGAGGAGTTATAGTAGTTCCCCATTGGGATGGATTATTCGATGTATATGTCGATATCCGGGTTATTCTAGACTGGTCCACACTATTTATAAGAGACATCGTATATCTAAGAGTGAAACTCACTGAAACCGAGGCATTTTTAACTATTGGTCTATAATAATTAGGGGAATCGTATGCTGTAGTTTGAATAGACTGGAATTGCGAAGTTTGTATTATAGCTGCCCCTATTTGTTCTAGAACTTCTATTTCGTGACTTATATAATAGCCATTTCCAATAGAATTCTGGAATAAAATAAAATCCTCTACAAATCCCTCATTATCGGTAGCATAATATTCAAAAAATTGTCCCTGATCAGATTCTTTTATGGTTGCTCCAATATTGGCAAATGGATCTTCTTGTTCAAGAGATAGAACTGAGATTCTCGCAGTATTATATCTCTCATATCCGTTAAAATCAACTGTATTCTGTATCTGCCATGCACTAACTTTAATTGGTGCTCCATAAACAAATCCATTTCCACTTTTACTTATTAAAGATGCAAGTGTTTGTGGTTTAAAGGTGGAGGAAGCTGCTAAATACTTATCCCCCATATCTTTGAGATTTGGTATCTTTATTTCAAAGTATTTGTCATAGATATTTGCTCCAATGTTAATTGGATTGGGATTTAAAGTATAAAATTGCTGGGTTCCTTTTTTAATTAGGGTTTGTGAAACCGTAACGTAGGAAAGATCCTGATCTTGGTATTCTATTGAAAGAATCACTCCATCAATATTATTTAGATTGTATCCTGCTCTAATGTGATATCTGACAGAATCATAAACCACCAATAAATTGGACGGAAACGTAATAGGAAGATTAGACGTGTTAGTTAGTTCGTCGCTATAATCATTAAATGGTATAATCAGATTAGAATCTAAAGTTACGAAAGAGCTTTCACTTATTCTAACCACGCTACTGTCAGCGGTATTGTGAGTGATCGAATAATCAACACCGGGATTGAAAACCTGAACGTCATTATTCAAATATCCATTAATAAGCTTTTCGTAACCTACCGTAGATGAGCCGGTGTTTACAAAGTGTGTTTCTGGTGTAGGCTGATCCGCATACATGTACTCCATTAAAAGATACGGAGTAATCTGAACAAATTTAGACGTTGTGGTAAATGCCATTTCTTAAATTATTTTCCGAATTGTAAAAATTTAGGCGAGTAATGTAAGCCAATACCTACATAAAGCCCCGGAGCTATACCATTACTGCTGATGCCTAATCCATAGCCGAGATTTATTCCCAAACCAAATGGTTTTCTAGCAGCTTTCATTAGGCTTCTCGTTTCCGGGTTATCTGTAATGTCAAAAGAATTTATTTCACTAAAAGTCAAATTAGGAAATGTCGTACTTACTCTTGTCATTATTCTTTTGCTTTTAGGATCCATATAAACTCCAGTTACCAGATCAATACTCTGTTCAATATCTAGAGTTGTTCCCCCGGGGGTGATCTCTGCGTAGTATTTAGTAGAATCAGTAGAATCTTTAAGTATAGCAACGGTATAAGGAACCTTGCCCGATATTTTAAACTTATTCTTACCCTTTAACTCCGGATTGTGTAGAAAAGTTATAGATTCTCCACCGTCAGGATCTTTCTCCACCGTGGACGGTATGTTCTTTATGATTTCTCTATACTCAACCACATATTGGATTACAGTTCTTGGAGTGTTTCCTCTTCCGTTACTCTTTAATTCCAATTGCTTAATCAGTTCCTTCTGTTCTTTAGAAAGTTCGCTTACTTTTAATTGGTAGGCTGATTTTTCATAGATTGCGTGATCTCTTTCTTTTTTAATGGTTCTTACTGAATCAATGGAAGCTAAATAATTATTATGCTCCCTCTTTGCCTCAATTTCTGCATTTCTTGTAGCACCACATTGTTTCAAGAATAAGAAAAGGAGGATTGCTATAGCAATCAACATAAATCCTCTAGATGTGATTAGATCTAAAGTCTTTTTAATTTTTTCCATTTTAAACTGTTTCTTTTTTTTTCTTACCTACTTCCCAGCTAAGTGTTAGTGGATTTAAAGTTCCGTCACCGTATTTATCAGATAACTCAGAAACGAATCGAAACTCCTCGTCCCGACAAGATTCAAGTTTTTCTATGAGTGTTGAAGATTTTGATTCCATTTCCTTCATCAATTCCTCCACCTTCATGATCTCCTGATGAATCTCTACGAAATTCTTAGAGATCTCGATTATTTTCTTCTTTTCTTCTTCGTTTAAATTTATCATAATTTATTATTTTATTTAAGCAGATGCTAATGTGGTTGATGATGGAGCTGGAGGTGAAGATATAGAGAACACCTGACCAGAATTAACATATCCGCTGACTCCGTTGCATGTTTTATAGAATATCCTCGGGTTTGAGTTAAATTCATTTGCAGGAGACAAATAAGTAATATCGACAAACCTACAGGTTTGATCTACGGTAGCAGACTGGAAATCTTTATATTGATAACATCCCGTACTGCTAGATGTATAGTAAAAGAAAACTATTCCTCTGATGTATCTAGTTAAGGGATTGGTCTCAACAGAATCCAGGAGTATCCTGTAGGTATTTGATTTACCATCCAAAAATACGCCAGGTAGGGTATTATCAAAATAACTCGGTATTGTTAGGTAGACTCCTCCTACGGTAGACGTATATATAGTTGGTGTTACCACTATCACATTATTAGCAAATACGCTAGCAGAAACAGAGATCACGTTTTGTAAAGTGATAGTACTACCTCCACATGGATTTAGTCCTAAGTAAGCTCTAGCGTTGAAAGATAGTGTCTGTGCTCTCAACAGAGAAGTTTTAGAAACATGATATGAATAGGGACCAGCAGTTGCTCCAGCCGATGAACCGGTAGATCCAAAAACAGTCTGTGAAAAATCTCCAGAAGATGATGATGCAAATCTAGGCCTAGCAGAAAGTACCGCAGATCCAGACAAATCCTTTATCTCAAATATTCTATCGGAATTAGACCCATTTACTTCAAGTCTTATTCCACCGTTAGTTAATGGTGAAGCTGGCTGCACGTTTAAAGCATAAGCACCAGTAGATCCAAAAGTTTGGGTTCTTATATAAAGGGGAACAGCAACATTAAAAGTCGAAGCTGAGATCTTAAGATTTCTGGAGGTAATGATCAATGGAGTTCCAACCCCCACTGTTGTGTTTGTATTAAAAAACAAGTCGCCGTTTCCAATAAATGATGCTCTACCCTGCGAACTTATCGTCGCTTTTAGGGAATCAAATAAAATTCTATTTGAGGTATCCGTTGTTATCTTTAATGAAAGATACGATAGAATATTTAAATCACCAGATGATTTAAGCTGTAAGTTATTTGATGCCCCGGAAGAAGTCCAATAGAAAGAAGGAAACCCAGAAGACGATGATCCAGATTTACCGAAAGAAAATATAGGTCTTATTGTTTGATCCTCCGTGGAAATGACAAGTTTCGATTTATTTGGATTAGAATTACTGGAGTTAAGTGAACTATCAGATACGACAAAAGAATAGTTAGATGCTGTAAGTGAATCCTTTATTCCTATAACATATTTGTCGGTTACCCCTGCTGGGCCTTGTATCCAGTTATATAGTTTAAAGTAAAGGGAGTTATAGAAATTAAACCCGGTAAAATTCCAAGAACCGGTAGCACTATAAGAATCTAAATCCCCATCATCTTTTATCCATAAATCATATTGTTTTGATCCAGATGGCTGGTTTGTACCGGAATCCCATTTATTCGCTCTTTCACCAGAAGCTCCGGTTGGACCTTTTTTCCCTGCAGGTCCAAATATACCAGTAGCCCCTTTAGGTCCCTGATGTCCATCTGGTCCCACACCAAAGAAAAGAATCTGGTCAAAGTTGTAATTGATCTTATCAACTACTTCTTTTTTGGAATCTCCTTGAAATATTTGTTTCGTATTAAATTTCATATTTAAGGTGTAGCATTATATGTTGATAAAACCCCGCACTTAGCCCCTGTTAATCCTCCGCCCCAAGCTGAATAGTAGACCTTAAACCATCTTCTGTTACCTCCTGTGCTGCCACTTCCCTGTAGATTTACGATAGTAAAATCTATGGTTGATGCACCAACAAAGCTTGTTCCGGTTAGATCAGCATAAGAATAATTAGTTGATGTTGTATTATTGGGTGCTAATGCCTGGTTATTAGAAGTATTTAGTCCAATGTACCTAAAAAGTTCCCCCGTCGAGGAAGGGTTATTGGCATGAACCCTTAGAGAGATTGACTCACCATTTTCTAAGAGATTTAGCCACCCACCATTGTAGATACCGGCAGTTCCGCCAGTTGCAGGTGTCCATAGACAAATTCCTCTTTGGTTTCCGGTAGAAGTAGCTCTTGCTGTTACTATATCAGTACCTCTATTTACCCAAACGTAATTACCACTTCCTACCGAGGTAGCTACCGTGGGTATAAGTGTAATCCAATCTATGGTTACCCCGCCCACAGTAGAATTTACTGTGGAAACAAGAGATTGGGTGTTCTGGATGGTATTTACCCTTCTCGCTATTTCGATACTTCCGTCTCCGAAAACTTTGAAAATATCAACTAGTCCCTGAACTTGTCTAACACTAAATAGAGTAACCGACGTTGATCCCGAACCTGCATAATAATACCTCAATCCACTATCATAAAATCTATCACATTGTATGGTAAGAGATGCCATATCTGAATCACCGAAAGTCCTCAATTGAAGAGGCATAGAAAACTTAGATCCGTCGTAGTTAAAATTGTTAGTTGAAAAATAAGCTGTTCCGGTTCCAGTATTAAAAGTTATCCCATTCGAAAGACTAAATAATATCTGATCTGTGGATGACGAAGAATTTATATTTATACCAGTAGAACTAAAATCTACAGATCCACTTGTTGATTGCAGAGAAACATTAGAAGAGGTATAAAGAGAAGTCTTCCCCCCATTCTTAAATCCTAATCCATAAGAACCCCTTTCTGCAGTAGCTCCTTGAAGCCAATAAAATTTAGGGGTTCCAGAGCTATAAGAAATTCCGGATTGATAATCCGCCTTAGTGAACTCCATTATATTTTTAGATGGGTCATTTCCATAGATTGAGATGACCATTTTAGAATACTGTGGATTTGGAACCGGATTGGGTGATATCTGGGTACCACTAGTAATAGTATTATCCCCTAGAACCATCGTATATGATATAGGAGAAGTTGATGATAAGAAATACCCATATTTAGTGGAAATCCCTGCAGAAGTGCTTATTGGTCCTAAAACATTGAATAAATCGTTTGACGAGGCATAAACCCCATATAAAGACCAACCAGATCCACCAAAAGTATAGATTGCATTTTCCTCGTCGGTGTTCATCCACCAATCTCCATTTATGGAGCTCTGTGTAGATGGTTGACAGGGACCAACTGTCCATACTGTACCTCTTAATCCAGGATCTCCGTATGATCCGGTTGGTCCAACAGCTCCCTTAAATCCTTGAGGACCAACGTCACCAATTTTACCATAAGGTCCACCACCATAGTTTACAATCTCCTGGAAATTGAAGTTGATTTTGTCGGCGATATTCTTTTGAGAATCACCGTCCTCTATTCTTAGAAGCTTTAGTTCAGACATCTTTTGTTTTTACTGTATTATATATCAAAGAATAAAAGATCCTCCAGATCCTCCAGCAGGCCCGTATGCCCGATAAAAAACGGTAGCACCCGAAGATCCAGTAACTCCTCTTGCTACTGTAAAATCTATAGCGGAAGCATTGAAAGGAAGTGTTATTAAATTGGTTACCGATGTTGGAGAGGTAAATCTACCGATGTATTTTATGCCATCTGAATATCCCGCTTGAGTTGAATTTGGAGAGTAATACACGCTAACATCAATGGACTCGTTTATTTCAATACCTCCGCTTGCTCCCAGACCCACCAGATTTACGTTGGAAAGACCTATCCCAATATAGCTACTAGTAGGTACTATAGGATTTAGGGATATACTATTTCCATTTTGCAATCTGAGAGCGGTGAAGCTATTTGGATTCGTAATATTAAACCAACTAACAAAGTTAGAATTTACCGTACCAGTAGCAGATGAATAGTTCGTATTATTGTAAGTAACAGGAGAATATAACTTCCTAGTCATGATCTTTCCCTTCGTGTCAATGTAAAATTGTTTACCCGAAGTAGTCTCTAAAGAAACGTGATAAATCTCATGCGAAAGATTTGCAAAAGTATCATTTGTTCTACTAGTCACAAGTGAACCTCCGGTCCCCCCTGATTCTAAATAAACAGAGTAAGGAATAGCAGTTGGAGATGAATTCATAGTGGTAACGACTGGACTATTCATAGCAGCAGAAGGACCGGTCACATTAAAATAAGGACTGATCATATGGAAAGATGCACTAGGAGTATCTGGAAAATTAAAATTAATCCCGCCGGTCCCATAGATACCTGATCCGGATGTAGTTCCATAATTAATATTAAGGGAACTCGTGGAAGAAGTCACAGTTAAAACATTCGAAATTGATTCAAATCCTCCCGAAGCTCCTATATAAAATGCTCCTCCTGGAATCTGTAAAGCTATACCACTATCATTGGAAGAAAAGGTAGACCATTTGAATGTAGGGTGTAGTGAGTAATCGGATATAGTTCCATTTTCTAAATCACTTCTTGAAAATTCAAGAAGAGGTGAATCGTTAATTGTAGTATCAGTAGAAATAACAAACTTAGATAGATTCTCATTTAGAACTCCATTTCCCTCAGTAACGTCAGCCAATACAAAAACATAGTTTACGGGCAGTACTTGATTTAAAGCAATAGAACTCCCAGTTCCTCCTGAAATTAAAGAAGACTGTAGGGAGGTAAAGATTGCATTGTCCATGGTGAGAGAATAACCTGTATCCGTCCATCCGCTTTCTAAAAATTCGTAAATCTCACCAGTAGTGGTATTAACCCAAAAATCCCCCTCCATTACGGTATTTCCGGGTCCTGATGGCTGTCCAGACTGAGCAAACCATCTAGTTCCTCGTGCTCCTGAAACACCAGTCGATCCAGGATATCCAATCTCACCAATAGCACCTATTGATCCAGTAGGTCCAATCAGACCTTGTGATCCTCCATGGGCCTCGATAACCTCATCAAAATTATGATTTACCTTATCAATAAATTCTGACTCGTCATCCCCGTTGTTTATGTATTGAATATTAGTTATTGGCATTCTTTATATTTTATTTACTCCTAGATTAAACAGCACTGAATAGTTATAGTTTCCTTCTAGATTGTACTCAAATCTATAAATTAAGTTTGTTTGCTTAGTTAGTCTAAAATTAGGATCTGGAAAAAATCCTAGCTGGAATTTTTCGGATGCTGTAATATCTCCTCTTACTAAAGAATCATTGCTGTAGAACCCATTGGTATTCGAGGTGCTCTTACTTACAAAAAGTTCCAATGAATTACCCTGATATAAAGGAAGTACGTTCAGATCTATGTAATTGTTTACGTCATCATCGATTGAATTTGGATCACCTACACCGAATTCCGAAATCATATTGTCAATGAAGACTTGTTTGATACCTGAATTAAGAAGATACCTTCTAAGCATTCGATCAAGTCTTATTGTTCCTTTAATTTGATTGGATAGAGGGAAATATTGCCATACGATTTCCGCGTCTTTAAATACAGCAGGATCTAATTTATCGAAATCTACTCCCGATAAATACGGACCTACTGAGCCAATTCCTTGGGCAGATGTCGACGGGCTTATTTCTTGGACTGATTTAATGTAACTTGATATGTTTTGATTGATAGCATTAGAATTTACATTACCTGTTTCTCTAGATATTTGTAATGTTATATAATTGCTAAAAGTTAAAGCATCCGGTGTTTTCATAATCTTCGATCCAAGGAATGTTTTATATTCTGACATTGATCTAGTTCCTGCAACGTAAACGAAATTGGATGAATTGAGGAATCTCTGATAATAACCGGGATCCCACGATGAAGAAAAGACGTTGAAATCTTTGGTCGATATTGGACTCTGACCAACCAAAGGATAAACCGCTCCTTCTGGAATTTTCTCGGTTGGGCTAAGTATATTATTACTTAGTGAGACCTTCGTAAAAGGTAGATTTCTAGAAATACCGAAATACTTTTTGTTAGGTGCAAAATTGCAATTCCTGAATGATAGATCTATGGAATTATCTCCATATAGGGTATCGCTTTTATCCTTATCAAAATGTATTATCTTTCTGAACAAAGGAGAATAACCCCCTGAATATCTTAACAACGTTGAAGGTAGATTCTGATTTTTCTCTATGATGTATGAAGTTGGGTTATAGTCACCTATAGTCATAGGACCGCCAAAGAATTTAACTGTTCTGGATCCCTTCCCTTTTATTACTCTGGTTGGCTTTTGTAAGTAAAGCTCAAATGAATTATTTGATACCTCCGTTGTTTGAGAGGAAGAGTTCCACGTGTATGTCTTATAAACAATATATGGTGAGCTTGAATTCACTCTTTTAGCTATGTCTGCAGCTGAGGTTCTTCTTAAAATAAAATCATAATATCCCTCTCCACCCTCTACTTGAAATACCGGTTCTCCTTTATATACAGAAGATGGGCCTACAGGTACCGTTACTGGGGACGAAGTCGAGAATGGTATAGTGAAAGTATAAGGCGCGGGTCCTGTCGCAACTAGACCAAATTCTATTAAATTTTTAGAAACCCCAGTTGGCCAAGGATAAGTTGTAGAAAGATCGGTCACATAAAAACTTCCCTTCCCAGTAGGTGAAGGACCAGATGTTGCACCAGGAGAATTTGGATTATAGTAAACGTTGATCTCTTCTCTTAAATCGGTATCATAAAGAGGATTAGTTATCGAATAAATTACTCCAGGTACTAGAGTTTGGTTTACTATACTTCCGGATGCTAAAGATAAATCCAATCCGCAGCTTAACTTAATATCGCTAATTGAATAGTAGCTATCTCCGTCATTAAGAGGATAAGTTAATTTTTCTTTATTACTTAAAGAATACAATAATGTGTAATCCAGAATAGGATCTCCCCCGGTTGATCCAGTATGTCCTAAAGCTAATGATCTATAATCATCCATTAGTATATAGCAGACAAAAAGAATTGATTGCTGCTGTGTATTTTCTATGATCTCATAGGAAACTGGCTCCTGGATTAAGGTGTCATCCTTCTCTACTACCCTAATAATTGCAGCAAATTTATACTTCTCATATCCTCGATATGCCGGAATATACTTATCTAAAGAATTAGCCTCAGTACCGGTTAGTGACGATCTTTTCTTCAAAACAACCTTAATTCCTCTGAATAATGTTTCGTAAAATCCAGAAGATTCATTATAAACAAATGGGGTAAAAAGTTCTTTGGTGTATGATGTAGGATCTGAAAATTCAGAAGAATAATCACTAGGTTCTATCGTAAAGAAAGAAGAAAAATACAAAGCATCGCTGGGATCTGCACTTCTCGCTTTAGTTAAATCAATCTTACCCGGAAGATAACTGTTTTGATCCTGCATTTTTTCAACAGGAAACTGCCTAGGCGGAGATTCTAATAGAAACCATTCATGGGTAACATATCTTGGATCCGAGGTATCCCTATCCAAACTAGGTGAGAAGTTTGTTGGAGTAAATGCAGGACTCGAATTAAGTCGGTATAAATTACCCCTAGCATCAGTACCAGAAGAATAAGCCCATTTATTTATAAATGGAACTATTCTAGAAACATTGGATCTAGTAGGAGTGTAATTTTCCTTTAAATAATCATATTCCGTATTTAACTTACCTTTATTAAAAATCTGAAGCTTGGTTGCAGTTGACGATAAAGGATTTGTATCGAGTCCCTGAATTCCTATGAATCCATTAAAAGCATTCAAATCGTCGTTATAATCAACAGTAGAATAATTTGTAGGCGTTGAACTGTAAGAGATTTTAGAATATTGTGCAGGAAATACTACTATAGGGTCATTCTGGTTTGGGTTTGCGTTATCGAAAAATCCAAATCCAGTTGCTCCGTAAAAAATACTACCTTGAGAATATAGAGTTCCATTATATGATACCTGTCCCTGTTTAATTATGTATGGGATGTTAGGCAAAATAGATCCAGACGCTCCTGGTTGAATTTGGAAATATTTATACGTCTCTGCAGTAGGTGTATAACCATAATTAGAACTAAAGAAATCAAAATCAAATTCCTTAGTATCAAAAAAGCTAAATACTCCAAGATATAAACTAGCAGATTTATAAACATTGAAAGACTTATCGGATCCAAATTCTACTACTGATTTCTCATCCTCTAAGACTGCAACCCTATAATAAGTGAAATTATTAAATCCGGTTATTTTTTTAGTGTCACTATCGATAACTGGATCATCAACATATTTGCCAACGCTGGTGATTCTAGTTTTACCGGTCTTTGTTAAAATAAAATCTCCATCATTCACAAATCCCTCGTAAGTAGAAGGAAAGAGTATCCGGTTGTTGGGTAATTTGGTTCCTCCCTCAAAATAGACTAATCCTGTCAAATCTGAAGCTTCCCTATCATTAATCTTGATATAACCAGGTGATGAGAAAGTATTATATAGATCCCAATTACTTGAGGTCTCTGGAGAATCATTAAAGTTTCCTGGAGATGGTGAAGTAATAATTGTGTTGGCTTTATAATAATATCCATTATAAATTACTATAGAATTTAACGGGTACTGAGAAGTATTATTCCATTCCTTTTTAAAATTACTCTCAAAATATGGGTAGTTATCAAAAACGCTAATACTGTATGTTGAATTACCATAAATCCCATAATCTTTAAGTCTAATTACTGCGGAGGACAAATTAACACCAGAGTCCCAAGTTGCAGAATTTACTTCGTCCGCTAAATTGGAAAATGAGAGTGCAATCGAGGATGTTTCTAAAGCTTTCGGATTATAGAAGTGTATATTGCCGCTACTATAATAAGACCCATCTATCCATTGAATAACAGCAGAAAGATCGTTAGATTGAATTAAATCATATCTTCTTGGGCCTTCCTTAAAGTATCCATTAGGCCAATATATTTTAAATGTTACCTGCCCTGGTAAATCGTAAGATTTTAGAAATTCTACCTCCAAATATGATCTTCCAGGAACTGATGGTGTAGAGCCAGGTATACTTGCTACTTTATCACTTATCCCAGTAAAGTTAAGAAGGTCTGTTTTAGTGTTACTGATAACTAAAGTTCCAGAGGTAGCCCCGGTTGATCCAGTTGATCCAAATGTTCCCGTTAGAGGATCAAATGGTCCGTAGCTGTATTCGGGAGAATTCCCGCCTGGGGTAGTGTAGTTTTCGTCTCTTTTAAGACTGTAGAAGTTACTATTCTTATCAGTAACATAAAAAAGTTTATTTGGATCGTTAATATTTACATCGTCAGATCCAGGTAAAAATCCAGAAGCATTCTCGTAAAAAAGTCTGACTCCACTATCTGATGTAACCCCATAAGGAGTGGTGTCGTAGTAGTATCCGAATGAATTTCTTGTTGGCTTTGGAAGATCGTTGTTTCCATCTAGATTTCTATATTCATAAAAGAAATCTCCACTTAATCTAAGACTCGCTATATCATTTCTAGAAACATAGAATCCCATGTATCTGTTTATGGTATACTCATCAGAATCATCGTCATTAAAAAGAAATTCCATATTTAACAGATTCGGACAAACTAAATTATTCCGATAGAATCCATCAGTGATATAAGACTCAAAATCTATCATTGAATCCGAATCGTCTTTAGTAAGATATGATGATAAAATTTCTCCCTTCTTTGTGAATACACCGTCGGCAACAGAAACCCCCCTATAATAGCTATAGGAATTAGGTCCCCAGCTTATTTCAATTGGTGAATTTGAAAAATTCCTATCATTAAAGATCTTTCTAATGTACTTTCCAATTCTACTGTTCTCGGTTAAATCGTAAGTTTTCACAACCGAGCAATTCGGTAAAATCTTTTCTTTAAATGTGTTTTGTACATCATTAACGAGATCTAGATTTGCAAGCTCGTTAAAAATAACAACAGATCCATTTCCACTAACTATACTATAAGAGGTAGCCTGATTGTTACCGGTAAAAATGTCTCCGTCTCCATATTGGACTGGATTACCAGATTGATTTACACCATAAGTAATCACAAAATCCTCAGTGGATCCATAATTCTGTACAACCTTATATTTTGTTGAAGGTGTTATTGATGTTTGATTAACCGAATATGGATAATTCATAGGTCCAGGAACCTTGAATATTACAAAATAATCGGGTATCTCATTTTTAATCCATAAAGGAGCGAAATAACTAAACCCTTCGGAATAATTCTTATCTGGGAGAGATGCTGCACCGCTTCCATAAAAGAAATCATATTGCTCGTCGAATTTTGTACCCGCCTTCAATTGGCCGTTGGTAAATCTACCGACTTGGAAGATGATCTCATTCGATAGATTTCCCTCGTTAAAATAGTTGTATATGTCCTGTGCGAAACTATTCTCGCCGGTTATATTAAACTTCTTGTATCTGTCATTACTCAATATGTTATTCACACTCATAGAGTTGAATGCAATATTTCCAGTAGAATCAAGGGTAATCTTAAAATTACCAGTTAATCTTGGATTCGTTCTAATTACAGAGAATGAAGAGTTAAAATCAAAAAGTTTAGCTCCTGCCATAAATAATCTTTTTAGTTTGTTTAGCTAGTAGTTCCGCTATCAAAATTAGGAGCAACCAATGTATCATTCTTATAAGATCCACTTATTTGAACATCGAAAGAGAATATATCCTCATTCTTAACTTGTATGTCTATTCCTAATTTCTTAGTGTACGTAATGTTTGATAATGTTCCTGCTTTTCTCCATCCCCCAATAAAGCCAGCCTTATCAACAGATCTAAATTGGAAGATCAGAGGAATATTTATGGCGTTAGTTTCACCGTCTGCCAGCATTCTAGTTGAAAGAGAAGTGCTCCCGTCGACCTGTACGGATGTCGAAGTAGCTGGTCCTAGGTATAGATAGGCACCGCATGAAAATTTACCAATTAGGTATTCGTCATTTGAAGTGAATCCTAATTTATCCGGATACATTCTATCGAATCTAGCCGCAGTGGCTCCGGTAGCAAAATCTACTGGAACTCTATAAGACTGCTGAACCCAGTAGTAATCTAGAGTTGTATCACCCCAGAATGTTTGTGTATGTCTAAAAGGAGGATAAACTTTCTCATTTGAGGCATATGGCTTAACCATATCCGCATATGTTGTATATGAATAACTTTCACCTACTGATATGAGATAAGGATGATTAACATCGATACAAAATTCTGAAATTGATCCACCTCCATTAGGAGTTCCACCCGTAGTTCCAGTATAGCTTCCTACCCAGATGTTTGATGCAGTAGCTCCAGCAACAACGGAAGGTGTAGCTGCAGGATCATACGGTATCATGATCGTTCCATTCTGAGGATATGTACCGCTAAGGCCAAAGTTAATTGTTCCGGATATAGACCCATCATAGGCATAACCGGTATCAAAGATAGCCGTAAAACTGGAAGAGTTTGTTATCCCACCATTATAAAGATCCTGATCATACCCAACGCTTTTAAATCTTGGATATATGTACTGTGAATAAGAACTAGCAGAAGCAAAAGGAGGTGCTTGTCTAAAGTAAGCATTATTTTCAATCGTTGGATCTGCTAATGTAAGGGATGTTATCGATATTGGACAATCTCCGTATCTTAAGTTGTCGTCATATCCAACAGGGTAAGTGTTAGGTGCAACCGTCGATGGTGCTTTTACCCCAAGTCCTCCGGGGATCAAAGAAGAAAGCTCAACTAGGGAAGCCTGTGAATTATAGAGCTGAACATTATAAGTAAATGAAGCTATTTTTCCAGCATCTGTGGTAAGAGGATTCGTAAATATATCGCTATAATATCCAGCATTTATTTTTACAAGTGATCCTTTAGAAACCTTTATTTTATTATTCGTTGAATCAACAACATAAACTTCAAGAACTCCTTTAGCGTTATTTAACTGAGCAGTCAACATAAGAATCTGATTCTGCATTTCCTGAAGTTTATCAAAGAGACTAATAACTAAGCCGGTCGAATTAAAAAATCCGCTGGCTATCGAAGTAGAGTCATGCACATATGTCTTTCCATTCTGTGTGAATTGTTCGGAAAGGTGAATAGGTAATCCCTGGGCATCCAAAGACTTCTGAACCTGAACTACCGCTACATCCTGGTTGTTTTTTACAACAGTATCCGCTATCCCACTAACGCTAAGATTATCAGGGAATGAGATAATAACAGATTCCGAATATCCAGAAGCTAGAGGGTTAGATGGCCAGCCAGCCTCCGATATAGAAGCTATCTGAATTTCTACTCTTTCTCCCTTTGTGATAGGAATGTCTAATTGATTTATATTCTGAACATCCGAATCTGATGTGATTTCATCTGCCCAAACATAAACTCCCTTATTAGTATCGTAAACTTTTTTCCTAATGTCTGTTTTATATTCAGTCCAATTGGAAAAAGCTGCATTTTTCTTTTGTCCATCGTTATCTACGAATTCTATTTGCTCAGATGGCTGTGCAGATCCCCCATCAGTTAAATATCTATATCTTACAGAGAACTGAATTACACTTTGACTTCCCGTTGTTGGATCTTCTTTTGGCGCAGGGATAGGCCAAAATCCTCTAACTCTATATTTTGGAGCGGTAACTATTTGTGGTACGTCCTTAGTTAGTGTGCTTACTTCCTCGACTAGAGAAGAGTAAAGTTGTACTTTCTTAACCCTCTCATTTATTAGATTATTAAGATTTGCTTTAACCGACTCGCTATTAACTCCTGGAGGAGAAGTAGCAGTGTTAGCAGCAACTGATTTATTGGTATTAGAACCAGATGTGTTTGAGCTTGATGTAGTCTGACTAAGCCCAATATTAAGCTGTGCCTGTGCATCATTTATTGCGGAATCCAGTGCGTCAATTTCGCTTTTTAATGCAGTTTTAGCATTAAGTTTACTTTCTACGTTTTGTATGGAAACCGACTGAGTAACCTGCTTATTTACCTGTACAACTTTAAAGCTATTCGTAGTTACTAGTGGAGCCTCGGGGGTTAATCCCTGTATAGCGGGAATTGGTTTTTCCTTAGCAGCTCCTAGAAATATCTTACCAAAATCTGAAACCTCACTGAGATAATAATTTTCTAAAGTAACAACTTCTCCGTTAGAATTTTTGGTTCTAAGCTCATTACTCCAAAATATAATACCAGTGGACCAAACCGCACCGACTATATTGAAATTGTCATCTATTGATTTAAAGAAAACACCCTGTCTCTCGTCATATCCAATGTTTATTTGAGCATATCTAGAGCCAAAATCTGGAGAAGATATGTTCAAAACATTAGCTCCTATTTGAATCGGTTGATATCCAGAAACTCTTTTTACTTGGATGGATGATTGATCAACATCAACGGTCGTAACTTGATATCTACTGCCATCCTCTGTAGTTATGACATCCTTCGGTGAAAGAGTTTTTCCTTCAGGTACTCCAGATGCAGTGTCAGTATAAGTTAATTTATCCAGCTTATAGTTTCTTCTTAACTGCTGAACCTGGTTTCCGAATTGATCGGTAGTTGTTAGGGTGTCGTCATAATATCCAAGAACTGAAAATCCGCCAATATATCTTAGGGTTCTAAGAGGTAATTGTACTATATCTTCATCAACGAAATACCCAATACCAGCATCTCCGAGTAAAGAGATAAATTGGTCATAAGATAGATCATTCCTCCCCTTAAGTTGTAGATCAAAATATTGTTTCTGTTCATCTGTTTCTGTGTTAGCTATGATTCTTTTTACTACGATTCTATCCGCTAGATCCTGTATTTGTCCTGTAACATTAACGTTTATGTAAAGTAACGGGTTTAGAAAACTTTCAAAGAACCAATTGTCCTTAACACTAAATGTGCTAGGTACGGATAGATTAGTTATTCTAGGCGGCTCTTTTAGTGTACTGTATTTAAAAACCTGAGAATATGTGCCGTCTGGATTTCTTACTGTAGCCGATGTGTCTCCTATTCCAGATAAAGCCTTTACATTGTTATCAAGCCTATCTATTTGGCTTTTAAGATAACCATAGGATGGAACGTTAGCGTTTTTAGGAAGTCCCTGTTCGTCAAGAACCTCTATGCTAACGGTATCATTGGTAGAAACAGTGGCCTCGGTAAGACCGTTCATTATTTCTAATGAATTTTTCTGTAATCTTAAAAATTGAGCTAATAAAGAGCTAATACTATTTTGTGTTCCTGCCATTTTAGGTAACTTTGTTTTTAATTATTGTTGGTCAAACTTTTTCCTATTATATCAACCTGGAATTTTAAATTTTGTTGATCTATACAAACTATCTCTATGACCGGTATGTAAGACTCCCCAGATAAAATTGAATCCGTAAGAGTTATAATATTTTTCGAATAAGCAACCCCACTAGGATTAGATATAGGGTAGAGTCCCTGAGAATCCGTTAATATTTTTATTAAAAAATTACCAGGATAAATTGGATCACCGAAGGATAATCTAAATCTCTGCCCATTTTTCCATTTGACCCTGTCCTTAATTCTAATGGTCATATCCTGAGTTAATGTGATCGGATTTCCATTATTTACGTGTTTAAAATAGTTGGAAAATTCCAAGAGGAATATTTCATTAGAACCATTTTGAGTTAATGTACCCCTCCCGTAATCTGCTCCGATATTGAAGTCCTGGTTGCTATTTTTTACAGTAACCTCATTTGGAACAGTTCTATCTAATAGAATACCATTTCCCTGTTTTAGTAAATCAAGATTGTATGAAACCTCAATACTAGTTTGATTGTTTATTAATGCTCGTATAAGGTCATAATTCTGATTGATCAGATTCATAACCGCTTGAGTGTTATTAAAAAGAGCCTGATTTGCTGCTATAGTCTGTTCTAATGATACTATTCTTGCGCTTAGATCTAAAGATGTTTCAGTAGACAGAACTAAAGTCTCCAAGTTGGATACTCTTTCGCTCACATCAATAAACTGGACCACAGTATTATTTAAAGTGGAGCTAGCATCTTGTAAAACATTCATTGCATCCATAAACATGGATAACGAGAATGGCGAATAGTCATTAATAGCCTGTTCTACCCCCGTTTGATCAATGTCAGTATCAAATTTGAGATTTATTTTAAATCCGTAGGAGTTACCGTTTAATTTAGTTACCGGATTAGGTCTGTGCTTTTGTAATCTTGGTATGAAAATATCCCCACTTTGAATATTAACATCGTCTAGGAAAAGAACTCCATAGAGGTTTGTGGCAACGTCATTAGGATTAGCTGGATCATATATGTCATAGTATATTAAAACAGCATTAAATTCAAAATCCGCAGATAAAGACGTTGAGCTGAATTCCTCAAGAGTAGATACATTTGGATCCGATATTATTTGTTGATATGAATTAGGATCAAAATCTATCCCTATAGAATCAAGCTTACTTCTGACGTATGTTAGAGTTTGTGAATTATCACTTTTTGTTAAGATGTAGTTTGATGGATCTACAAAAGAAGAATCGGTGAAGTAAGTATTAGCGGTATCTCTTGGGGAATACCAATTACCCGAAGCTGTAGCACCACTTACTCCAGTGTCAAAATAAGTTGCGACAGGAGATCCGAGTACATCGTCATCGAAAATGGCTAAAGTTGTAAGTCCACTTGGATTGACATCATCATAATTTCTACCAAAAAGATATTCGTCATTTAGTGGATTATTAGGATTATTTGTCCATTGGTAATCTGGATAGTAATTCTGATCCACTACGTTTTTAAATAAAACCGTCGGTGTATTACCATCCTTTGTAGGAACCATAACATAAACTTCCGAATATGTATTGGTTGAATTTTTAACCGAGTTAACGATATCAAGATTTCCGATGTACTGAACAACTCTATTATAAGAAGCACCAGTCATTCCATATGCCCCGGTTGTTCCTGCAGTTGCATCACCCTCAACGTATCTTTTTTGGGTAACTGGTAATCCACTAACAGTGGTTACAGTGTTCTGATCTAAAGTTGGAACGACTTCCGAGCTATTAGCTGATCTAAATCTTATTGCCCCTATTTCTCTTAACCACTTAAAGAATATCCTCTCTGATACATTCTGTTTAAGATCGGAGTTATAATCATCCGTACTGATTATTGTGCTTTCTAAATTTAAACAATAACTTTGGAAACTTTGAGAAAAATCTATATTGGCATTTCCTGTTATTATCTGTTGACTATTATTGGCCCAATCTAGAAAAGCGCTGTCCGGACCATTTAACCTGATAATATTCTCATAAGAGCTAGAGCTATTGTCTATATCAGGAATATTCAATAGTGCAAACTTCGAAAACCTAAATTTATTTACCGAGTTATTGAAAGTAAAGGATAGATCTTCTGCCGAAGATGAAAACGTATAGAAGGTTCCTCCTTGTACTTGTAAAGGTCTTATGAAAGGTGTTTTTGCCATTTATCTCTTTTAATTTTATAATTACACCGTCATGTTAGATGAACCGATAACTATCCAAGATCCATTTTGTGTTGCTTGTCCCTGTCCAACTCTAGGCTCCCATTGTAAAGTAATAGAAGATCGATAAGCTTTATTCTGAGGTACTACGATACCAGCTGTTGCATATCCGCCATAGGATGCAGCGGTATTAAATCCAGTGTAATAGCTAGAAGATCCGGTTACTCCTGTTCTAATATAACCAGTAGCTGCAGTCGTATTTACGATTGTAATCCTAGTTCCCTGTGGTAGATTCGGTAAAGTTCCACCTACGGGGGATGTACCATCAACAACTTTCATATAAAATCCAGTTGGTCCACATTCTGCATAAATAACATCTTCTAATCCAGTTATCGCGTATGGAGAGTTTACCGACGTATATCTACCACCTCCACCTGCGGTGTTGATTGGAAATGCAGTACCTGAAGTAGCTCCGGAAGAATATGTTGTGTTCTGGCTTACTATGTGTCCCTGTGTTCCAAGATTTAAAGCTGCGTTAGCGTTCAAAGGTCCATTGAAGCTAGCTGTTCCTCCCGCAGTGAAGATTGAAGCAGAACCAAAAGTAACCGTAGAAGAAGCGGTAACAGCTCCAGAAGCGGTAAAAGTTGTTGTTTGGATACTTGCAAATGAAGCCTGTCCTAGATTGTTAATAGAAGCTGTAGAAACTCCAGTTGCTGGAAGTGATACAGAATCGAATTTACCAATCTTTGCAGAAACTCTACCAGTGGATGCACCAGTGAGATCCAATATACCGTTAACCGTATCGATCCCAAATACGTTAACATAACCATTAATCCAGTTTTGTAAAGTCAAAAAATTGGAGTTAATAGTTACTCTGGATCCGGAGATTGAATCCGAACCTAAAATTTCATTAATGTTTACAGTTGCCATTTTTGTTAGTTGTTTGTTTTAAAAGCGAAATA